ATCCAAAACGCTAAGGTCTGGAAGAAGTGGCTTGGTGCTGTCGGCGAGTGTGGGATGGCTACGGTGCCTGGCTGTCCTGTCCTTCAGAGCTTCTATCGTGCGTTTCGGCGCAGTGGCGTTAGCGCCAGCAAGAGGTTTAAGGAACACATCTTTCGCAATACCAGCATGTTGGAGCGTGCGTCTGATCGGGTGGGAGAGATCACCGATGACGCTCGGGCTTCCTTCTACCGTGCATTTGGGGTCACTCCGGACTACCAGATCGCATTAGAGGAGTACTTCGACAGAATGGAGATTGGGGATTGGGACGGTGAGGTGAGAGTAGGCTGCGTGGAGACCGCGCCCTTACCGTTCCTTCGGCACCTGTAATTAATTGGCAAGTTAACCCACAGTTCGAGTGGGCCTAGGATAAAACGAACAGAGAAAAAAAAAATGGCGAAAATCGTGGTAAAGAAGAAGAGAACGCGTCCGGCGCCCATGTCCAAACGTAGGGCGCCAAAGCCGAGCGAGATCGGCAAACTCATCAGGCTCATGGGTAGTACCCTTGGCACTGCTGGTGGGGCGATGGTGGGTGCACCGTCGGCAGGTGGAGTGGTTGGTTCCTCCCTGGCAGGTGCACTGAGTAGGTGGCTGGGTGCTGGTGATTACACCATCGGCGCCAACACTGTTGTCCAGCGCAATCTGAGTGCTTCACGCTCGATTCCGTCTATGCACAACGACTCTCAGTCAATCATCGTTCGACACAAAGAGTACCTCGGTGAGGTTCGAAGCTCAACTGCGTACAGTGTGCAGCAGTCATACCCTTTGAACCCTGGTATCCAACAAACCTTCCCCTGGCTGTCTGGCATCGCGTCACGGTTCCAGGAGTACACGATCAAGGGTGCAGTGTTCCACTACATCCCGTCGTCTGGCTCCGCCGTCTCGTCAACGAATGCGGCCCTGGGCACGGTCATGTTGCAAACCTCGTACCGAGCTACAGATGTCCCACCTTCCAGCAAGGTAGAAATGCTTAATGAGTATTGCAGCAATGAGGTGGTGCCGTCGGACACGATGGCACACCCCATCGAGTGCGACCCCAAGGAAAACCCGTTCAACGTCCAGTACGTTCGGACGTCGGCCATTCCAGTGGGTGAGAGCACTCTGTTGTACGATCTCGGCCAGACCCACCTGGCAGTTTCTGGTTGCCAGACCAA